ACTAATTTTGAGTAATCTTACTCCAGACGTTGCGGGATGTATGGCTCGCACAGACCGAGAAAATTATGCCTGGACTTCTCCTGCTGGACGAAGACGTGGTAGAATTCTTAATGTTGTGCGATTGGAAACTAATCCCACCGCGACACAACAAGATTATATTTACGATTCTGGAATAAATCCAGTCGTAACTTTCCCAGGAGAAGGAACGATTCTGTTCGGAGATAAAACAGGAGCATCAGAGACTTCTAGTCTTTCTAGAATCAATGTATCGAGAATGTTCATATATCTCAGAAAAGTTATTGCACCGATTGCACGTACAGTTCTCTTTGAACTAAATGATGCTACAACACAAGCAAGATTCCGAATGGCAGCGGATGGTGTATTGCGAGGAGTTCTTGCAGCAGGTGGTATAACCGACTACAGAATCATCTGTGATAGCACCAACAATACTCCGTCAAATGTTCAATCTAGAATATTTACCGCAGATATTTTAGTCAAACCAACAATTTCTATTAATTTTGTTAGAATAACGTTTACTAATAAAAACCTTCAGAGCAGTTTAACGGCAGGATAATAATTTAAAAACAACAGGAGAAACATATGGCAATAGGAATAAATGAATTTAGAGCTGGATTTAACGGAACTCGACCAAATAGATTTAGAGTTAGTTTTGATGAAATACCAGCTGGTGTTCCAGGCGCACCTACACAATTAGATCTTTATGTTAAAGCTACATCTGTTCCAGGATCGTCTATTGGAGTTATACCAACTCCATGGATGGGAAGAGTTATTAAATTCTCTGGAGAAAGAACATACGCAGATTGGACTATTCAAGTCTATGATTCTAGTAATCCTTCGGTTAATTTAAGAACCTTTTTTGAAGGGTGGATTGACAGTATGGATAGTAGAAATGAACATAATATTAATTATAAAAATGTGGGAAGTGCTCTGGTCGGATGGAATGATATCTCTGGAAATACTGGCGTTGGTACTCACACCGACCAAACCAATTTTAAGAGTATGATAATGTTAAGAAATTGCTTTCCTATAGACATAAGTGCTATGGAGTTATCTTATGATGCAGTTGATACTTTTGCTGAATTTACCATAACATTAGCATATGATTTCTGGGAAGATATGTCGGGCGCTTCGGCCGTATAATATAACACTTCCTATATACCTATAGGAGAATATATACTATGGCATTTGAACTGTTTGGCTTTAGCATAGGCAAAAAAGAAGACGAAAGAAAAACAACAGGGGTTGATGTCTCACCGACACAACCCTCGTTTGTTTCTCCAGAAGATTACGATGGTACATATGTAATCGAGAGTGGTGGACTATTAAGTAGTTATTTCGATTTTGGTGGAGCTCTTGTAGAAGAGAATATCCACATTCAACAATATAGATCCATGGCTCTTTATCCAGAAGTAGATAAAGCTATTATGGATATATGTAATGACAGTATAGTATTTGATGAAACTAATCAAGCCTGTTCTTTAAATTTAGATAATGTTACTGATATTTCAGATAATATTAAAAATAAATTACAGGCTGAATTCAAAACCATTAAAAAATTATTAGACTTCAATCACCGAGGAGATGATATCTTCCGAAGATGGTATATAGATTCTAAGATTTATTATCATATTATTATAGACACCAGTAACCCACAAAAGGGAATAATGGAACTACGAGCAGTAGATCCAACAAAAATCAAAAAGATTCGAAAAGTAGAAAAAGAAATAAAGATGGTCAAAAATGTAAATCTTGCTACTGTTAAGAAGATAGAAGAATTTTACGTATATACCGATTTGGCTACAGATTCGTTAACACCAACAACATCACAAGGAGTAAAGATAGCATTAGATTCTATCTGTTATGTCCATAGTGGTGTGATCGATAGCGGAACTAAACGAATCATTGGATATCTCCATAAAGGAATTCGTCCAGTAAACATGTTACGACAGATAGAAGATGCCGTAGTCATATATCGTATGTCTCGTGCACCAGAACGTCGTATTTTTTATGTGGATGTTGGTAATTTGCCAAAGCAAAAGGCAGAACAATATGTCTCTAGTCTTATGAATCGTTATCGTAATAAAGTAACATACGATAGCAAAACAGGCGAGATTAAGGATGAAAGAAATCATATGTCCATGTTGGAAGATTTCTGGATTCCTAGACGAGACGGAACAAAAGGCACAGAAATTACTACATTAGATGGTGGTCAGAATCTTGGACAGATGGAAGACGTAGATTACCTACTCAAGAAGGTCTATAGAGCACTCAACGTCCCTATAAGCCGTCTGGATACTGCGCAAGCGTTCAACATGGGTAGATCTAGTGAAATCACCAGAGATGAACTTCTTTTCTTTAAATTCATCGAAAAACTAAGAAAACGATTTTCTCAGTTGTTTTTAGATCTTTTGAAGAAGCAGGCTATTTTGAAGGGTATCCTCACCGAGGATGATTGGAATAAGATATATCAAGATATTATCTTTGTATGGAATCATGATTCTCATTTCACGGAACTAAAAGAGAATGAAATCCTCCGCGAAAAGGTAGATATGCTAAATATAATAGCAAATTATACGGGACAGTTCTATTCTACTAAGTGGGTTAGAAAGAATATATTGAAACAAACGGATGAGGATATTTTAGAAATAGATAAAGAGATACAAGAAGAACAGGCAAAAGCACAAGAACAGCAAATATTACAACAGCAGATGAATCCCGACCAAGCACCCGAAGATGATCAACAATCTCAGGATGATGGCCAAAAAGAATTATAAATACAAACACAGGAGACCTTATGGAAAACTTAAATAACGCAGTAAAATACATCGTCGAAAATGAACTATTAAAGGCAAAGGAAATTATCCATGCCAGTTTGTATGAAAAAATGGGAAAGATCTTGGAAGACAAGTTAATGGAGTTTGCTCCTACAGTTTTCAGCGAGAAGAAGGAAGAAGAAGAAGAAGAGGGAGATGAAGATACATCGTCTGATAATGATGACGATGAGGAGGAAGATGAAGAGGAAGATGAAGAGGATGACAAAGAAGATATGAAAGAAGGATTCAGCGATTTTGCTTCACACCTCACAGACGTTGTTGCCTATCTAGAGAAAGAATCTGGAACTACTTTATCTGAAGAGCAAATTAGTGAAGTAGCTCATATGATTTTGAATGAAAAATTAGATGAAGTCGGTGAAGAAGACGAAGATGTTGATAACGATGGTGACGAAGATGAATCTGACGATTATTTGAAGAATCGCCGAAAGAAAATTGGAAAGAGCATTAAAGACGAGGACGAGGACGAAGATGAGGACGAAGATAAACTCGATGAAGATGTTCAAACAAAAGAAAGAGCAGAAGAGACTAAGGGTATGAGTCGTGCTGCTGGGAAAAAAGTACAAGATACGGAAAGAAAGGCTGATTCTGCAGTTGAAGCAGCTAGAAATATTATGAACAGAACCGCCAAGGGAGATGCAGGACATAGAAAAGCACTTAAAAAAACATTGGGAGCTGAAAACAAGGCACGTAATAAGTATGATTCGATCAGATCTCTAATTGGAAAAGAGAAACGATCAAAGGACATGTTTGGTAAAGGTGGAAAGAAAATATAATGAAGTTAATAACAGAAACTTTTGAAGATGTAAAACCTATTATAGAATCCCGTGAAGACGGCAAAAAGAATTATTTTATTCAAGGTATTATGCTTCAGGCAGAATCTGTGAATCGCAACGGACGATCTTATCCTATTGCTATATTAGAAAACGAAATTCAAAATTATCAAAATAATTTTATAAGTAAGAAACGTGCATTAGGTGAATTAAATCATCCTGCGGGCCCTACTGTAAATCTGGATCGTTGTTCTCATATGATTGTAGAAATCACAAAGAATGGGTTTGATTTTCATGGAAAGGCAAAGATTTTAGACACACCGATGGGTCTTATTGTCCAGAGTCTTATAAATGAAGGCGCACTTCTTGGTGTTTCTAGTCGAGGAATGGGATCTCTTCAGAAAATTAATAACGTAAATGTGGTTCAACCAGATTTCAGTCTTTCTGCTATTGATATAGTTTCTGATCCATCGGCACCACATGCCTTTGTTAACGGAATTATGGAAGGAAAGGAATGGATTTGGTCTAATGGAATTCTAGAAGAGAAAATTATAGATTCTTTTAAGAAGGAAATTATAAAAACTCCAAGAAAATTATTAGAGAAAAAGGCACTTTATTTATTTGAAAAATTCCTCAAAGGAATGTAATCGTATGAAGATATCTCAAGAACTTCAAGAGATGTACAAGTTTCATTCTTGGAAGCTTAAAAATAAAGAAACAATGAACGAAAGTGTCATGGGGGCAATAAAAGTTGCTGTGAACAAATTAGATCCAATTAAGACTCAAAACACAGCAAATAAAGTCAAAGATATCTTTTATAAACGTATTGGTAGCAAATTTGTTATGGATGCGGATGCAAGATCTAAAAAACCTGCATGGTTTAAACAAATGCATAGAGGCGAAATGGCTGGTAGTGGAACTACTGGAAAACCTGGATGGATGGAAATAGAAGACCAAAATAAAAGAGTAAATACATTTAAACAAAAAGCAGCTGCTTTGGAATTACAAAATAGACAATATGAATTAGCTAAATCATTTAATTCTGGCGATCCAAAGAATACTAGAGGTCAAATTAAAGCGCAATTAAAAGATTCTAGGGTAGGAAGAATTGCCAATAAGATCGACTCATATTTTAACCCACAGGAACCAAAATCATGAATTTAAAAGAATATTATAAGGATAAATTAAACACTAAATTAAATGAAAATATTCAAGAAGGTGCTGTTGGTGATTTATTAAAAGGTGCTGGTAGAGCTATTTGGAACAAAGCTAAAACAATACCATCACTAATTGCAAATCAGGTTCAAAAGAAATTATCCACAGGCGACTATAGCGCAATGGGAATATTAAAACAAATACAACAACACCAGTTCAGAAAACTGTCTAATAATCCAGGTGCTAGAAGAAGTGGATATCAATATACTAAAAATGATAAGACTGGAATAATAACACGTTCTAGAATGGGTCGAGGAGTTGCTACTCTTCAGGATAAATCTCATAAAGAACATATAATAAAATGACCAAATAAGCGAAATGTTGATAATTATATATACCACTAGAAGACTTTAATATACATAAACATGGAGAACAAAAATATGTCAAACTTTAATTCAGCAATCAAAAAATTATATCAAGACGCATCAGGAAAAGGTACTGAACTTGGAACCTTGGAAACAACAGATTATTCTGCACAAAATCGTGCGTCACTAAAAGCAGGTGGAGCTCCAGAAGAGACTTCTGCTAAAAGTGAAGATCCAACCAATGAAGGTGAATCTGAACAAAAAAACGAAAATCTAGAAGTAGATATTTCCGATACTCTTGGTGCTCTTTTTGAAGGAAGTAATGCTTCCCCAGAATTCGTTGAGAATTTCAAAGTAATCTTTGAATCTGCCCTCAATGAAAAGGCATCTTTGATGGAAGCAGCGATCCTCGAAGCATCACAAGAAATTATCAGCGAAAAGGTTCAAGAAATCACTGAAACCCTCACCGAACAAATGAATGATTATCTTTCATATGTTGTCGAAGAATGGATGACCGAGAATAAACTCGCAGTAGAAGGTGGATTTAAGACGGAAATCGCAGAGAATTTCATAATGGGACTCAAGGAACTATTCGAAAATAGTTTCATCGACGTTCCAGAAGAAAAGTATGATGTTCTTGATGAACTCTTTACCGCCAACAGTGATCTTGAAGCAAAGGCAAATAATATTCTTGCAGAAAATATTGATCTCAAGAATCGTATTGTTGCACACGAATGTGCTGGTGCTTTTATCGAACTTTCGAGCGGTCTTGCTGATACAGAAGTCGAAAAACTAGCAAAGTTGACTGAAAACTTAGACTTCAATACTACAGAACAATACGTTAAAAAGGTGCAGATTCTCAGAGAATCTTACTTCAATAACAGTGGATCTAAATTCTTAACGTCAAAAGAAGAAGAAACCACAAACCCAAACACCAAACCATCTGGATCAGATCCTTTGATGGAAGCGTATTCACGAACAATTAGTAATCAACTTAAGTTGACCAATAATAGCCTGCGTCAAAAATAAAGAAATCATATATAAAATACAACAAGGAGAATGATATGGATTTTAATTCAATTACACCGTACGACACATTAGTAGAAAAATGGAGCCCGATTCTTGAGCATAATGAACTTACGTCAATCGACGATATGCACAAGAAGCGAGTAACTGCAGTTCTTTTGGAAAACCAGAAGAATGCATGTGAATCCCAGTACCTCTCAGAAACTGCCCCAGTCAATGCGATGGGTGGCGGATTCTCAGTGGCCAACCAAAGTGGTATGGCCAATAGCGCAGGCGCACTTGCAGGATATGATCCAATTCTGATCAGTCTTGTTCGTCGTGCAATGCCTAACGTTGTCGCATACGACATCTGTGGCGTTCAACCGATGACTGCTCCAACTGGACTCATCTTTGCGATGCGTTCACGTTATGACAGTCAGAGCGGTTACGAATCACACTTTGACGAACCATGGGCCCAGTTCTCTGGTGCTTCGGGTACAACTGGTGGTGGTGCAACTCATCTCGTAAATCCAGTTGGTGGATCTGCAGGAGATGGAACTAATTGGCCTTCTAGAGGCAATTGGCCAACCAATGCTTCAGCGGGTAATCCACAAGGTGGAGATCCGTTGGGTGCGTTCCGTGGTATGTTGACCGCAACAGGAGAAGATCTTGGTGGTGGACAGCAATTCGCTCAGATGGCATTCAGCATCGAGCGTATCGCAGTCGAAGCAAAGACTCGTGCACTCAAAGCAGAATACACAACTGAACTCGCCCAAGATTTGAAGGCAGTCCATGGTCTCGATGCAGAATCAGAACTTGCTAATATTCTTAGCACCGAAATTCTCAACGAAATCAATCGCGAAATCATCCGTTCCATGTACAAGATTGCAAAGACTGGTTGCTTACAATCAGATCTTGCTGGATATAACGCCGGTGCGGGTGGTAAGTACGACATCCTTTCAGATTCTGACGGACGATGGTCTGCAGAACGCTTCCGTGGTCTCATGTTCCAAATCGAACGTGAATCTAACGTGATTGCAAAGGAAACTCGTCGTGGTAAGGGTAACTTCATGATCTGCTCCGCAGACGTTGCAAGTGCACTCGCCATGGGTGGATTCCTTAACTTGTCTCCTGCTCTTAACGTCAACATGAATGTTGATGATACGGGTAACGTCTTCGCAGGTGTTCTCAACGGTAAGACTAAGGTCTATATTGATCCTTTCGTCGCCTCAGGAACAAACTTCGCAGTCGTCGGATATAAGGGTACATCGCCTTATGATGCTGGTTTCTTCTACTGCCCTTACGTTCCATTGCAAATGGTTCGTGCAGTGAATCAGGACACTTTCCAACCAAAGATCGGATTCAAGACTCGCTACGGTATGGTAGCAAATCCTTTCGGTAAGGGACGAACAGCGATCACTTCAGGTGATGGTTTGGATACGAACAGCAATGTTTACTACCGAATCTTCCAAATCAATAATCTCCACGGTCAAACTGGTGGATACGGATCCTAATAAGATCTGAATAGTACAGATAAGATTTAAGAGACCGAGAGGATAAAACCTCTCGGTTTTCTTTTTATAAATACTAGTATGGCTACGAACTATATCGAATATTTAAATTCTCTGCCTGCATCTATTAGAAATCAGCTGCCTGGTGATATGTTATCTACCACAGAATTTCAACCAACAAATAAAAACAAGTTAACAAACAATAAGTTTTTGTTTATTATGAATAGATGTCCATCATTAACATATTTTTGTCAAAGAGCTAACATACCAGATATATCTACAGGAATTTCTTTGCAAGCAAATCCAACCGCAATTGATATTCGTAGGCCTGGTACTAGACATATATTTGGCGATCTCACGATTGGATTTGTTGTAGACGAAGATATGAAGAATTGGTTAGAAATTTATAATTGGATTCGAGATCTTTCTACAGATACCTATGCAATATCTGATATATTATCAGAGAAACAAAAAACTGCGAGTGCAGTATTGCATATACTATCTAGTGCATATGCTCCAATATTGCAGGTAAAATTTTATGATGTATTTCCGACTCAACTTTCTGCAATAGAGTTTGATTCTACTGCGCCAGATTCAGAAGTTATTGCCGCTTCTGCAACATTTACATACACATATTATGATGTAGAAACTATGCCGACTAGTTGATATTTAGAATTTTTATGGTATGATTCATATATGGCTATATCTTTAGAAGAAATTAAAAAAATGGTGGAGAAGGATATGAAGATCGATCCTTCTGCTCTAGATTCAGAGAGTTTAAACACCCCACAAATTCATAACAAATACCTTTCCATTCTATTGGATGAAAAGTTAATATTCAAACGATATGAATCTACATTAAAAGTTTTAAGAAAGAATAAGTGGTTATATTATTCTGGAAAAATGTCAGAAGAACAGATGAAAGAATTAGAATGGGAATCTTTTGATCTTGCTCTTCTTCGTGTAGATCTAGATAGATTCATAGAAAGCGATTCTGAGGTAATTGAACTAGGAAATAAAGTTGAATTATATAAAGAAAGAATATCATATTTAGAACACGTTGTTAAGATTATTGGAAATAGAGCATGGAACATACGAGCAGCTATCGATTGGATTAAATTTACACAAGGTCAATGATAAAAATAAATTGTATAGATTCTGTAAACTTAAAAATAGAGTGCGAGAAAGATATTGCAAAAGAACTAAGTTCTTTCTTCACGTTCTCTGTACCAAATTATCAATATACTCCGGCCTTTAAAAATAGAACATGGGATGGAAAGATTAGATTATTCAATGGTCTAACTTATACATTATATGCAGGTCTTTTAGATTATATCTATAAATTTGCAGAAGAACGATGCTATAAAACCG